ACCCACGTCACGAGCTGCTCCTCGAGCTCGGGCAGGCTGGTGACGATGTGCGCGGCGAGCTGGTCGAACACGGCGGCCACAGGCTCGGCCCTGGTCTGCTTGCCCCTGGTGGCGGTCACAGTGCGGTAGTTGACCGTGCGGTCGATCTGTCGCAGCGTCGTCCCGATCCAGTCGCCGCCGTTGTTCACCTCGGCAATGACCGCGTCGGCCTTCCACGCGTGGTACGCCTGTGCGGCCTTGCGCATGCACTCTTCCGGCGACATGCGGCCGGACAGGTCATCAAGGACGTACGCATGGCGGCGGGGGAAGTTGTTCCGGTCGGGGATGTACGACTGGCCGAGGCCGGCCACGACGATGCCCATCTCGTCCGACTCGTCGCCGCCCTTCGCGGCCGGGTCGATCGCGATGACGATGCGCACCATCGGCGGGGCGGCGCCGACGCGGGTGGCGTCCAGCCGGGCCCGGTTCCACAGTGCGCCTTCGATGTCGGTCAGGAGGTCGCCGTCGAGTTCCTGCTTCTCCAGCCGGGTGCCCGCGTACTTCTGGACGAGGAAGTTGCGCATGTCCTGCGGCAGGTGGATGGCGTCGCGAGTGCGCCCCTTGGTCATGATGACGTCCGCGCGCTGCGTCAGCTCAATGATCTCGGTGCGCGGTTTGGGGGTGGTGCTGGCGATGTAGTGGGGGTTCGGGCCGATGCGGAGACCCATCTCCGAGTGGGTGATCGCCTCCTTCAACCGGCGCTGCGCCGCGGCCTCCTCCATCCACACCAGGCACCGGTTACCACCCGCGCGGAGGCGCTCGATGTCGTCCGGGCCGTGGGCGCCGAACAGCTTGGCCTCGGCGCCGCTGGGCCACTTCACGAACGTTCCGCCCGTCGTCGTCCGCAGCACGACGCGCGGGTCGTGAGCCTTCAGCCCGGACGGGCCGTTGACGCATGCCTCTACCGCGTCGCCCTGCGTCGGGGCGACGATCGCCATGCGGTGCCCGCCCCGGAGCCGCGGGTCGCAGGCGGGACCGTTGACGTGCTCGACCATGTAGCGGGCGCAGCCGTCAGTTTTCCCGGTGCCACGCCCGCCGAGCTGGAGCCACCAGCCCATGGTGGGAATCTCGTCGGGCGGGACCTGCCACGGGTACGGCGTCCACTTGTTCCACCGCTTCTGCCACAGGCGGGCGCGCAGCTCCTGCTCGAGGAGCTCCAGCTCGGGCGGCGACAGGGCGGACAGGCGCTCGTCCAGGTCCGTGGTCACAGCTCGGCCAGCTCGGCGGCGAGGGCCTTGACCCGCTCGGTCATCTCGTCGGTGACCGTGACCGAGGCGCGGACGGGGGCGTACAGGCCCAACAGCTTGGCCTCGTGGTCCATCGCGCGGACGATCGCCTCACCCGCCTTCGCCGAGTTGGCGTCACCGCGGAGGACGACGGGCATGAGGCCGTCGATGACGGTCTGGCAGGTGGCGAGCTGCTCGCCGACGTACGCACCGAACGCCTCGGCGGCTTCCTTGTGCTGGCGGGCCCGGCCTCGCTTCCACGCCTCGTGGACGTTCTTCACGTCGCATTCGAGGGCGGCCGCGATCTCGCGGAACGTGAGCCGGTCGCGGGTGCGCAGGACGACGACGACGTCCTCACGCTCGCGTCCGATGTCCTCGTTGGTCTTGGTCGCCATGCCCGTACCTCCCTGGTGGGAAGGTACGAAAAATCCAGCTCGCAGGATCTTGGGGGGTGCGGTGACACCCCCCGACGACGGGCGTCAGTTGGTCGACGGGCACGCGTCCCAACGCCACGTACCGTCCTCACGCAACCACGACTGTCCCTCACGCTCGAACTGCGGGATGTTGCCGGCGCCGTAGCTGACGCGCGCCAGGTCCCCGGACAGTTGGTCGACCGTGACGCCGGTGGCCTTCTGCGCGCCGTACTGCTGGTGGGCGGTCTTCGCCATCGTGACCCATGTGGCCTTGGGCATCTGCTTCTGGCAGCGGCCCGAGAGCAGGTCGTAGCCGCTCTCGTCGCCGCTGAAGAGGGCGGCGGTGTAGTCGCGTACGGACTTCTCCAGCTTGACCTTGCTGTCGTCGGCGGGCTGCTCGGTGGACGCGTTCTGGCCGGCCTTCGGTGAAGCGCTGCTCGGCGGGTTGTCGGCGGTGGTCGAGCAGGCGGTGAGGGCGAGGAGCAACACGGCGGCGGCCGCAGCGGTGGTGTGGCGCATGGTCCCCCCAAGGACTGGCGTGGTGTGGGGGTCAGGGTATGGCGAAGCCCCTGCGACGGGGGACCGTTCGGCAGGGGCTTCACTCTCAGCAGCGCCGCAGCCAGCGAGCGCGGGTGGGATGCTCCCACGCTACGCCGCAGCACTGACAGGGCGCGGCTTACGTGTTCTTCGTGTAGTACACGGTCGTCTCGGCCTGCTCCGGGTACTCCCGAAACACGGCACTGTCCAGAGCGCTGCGCGCCTCGTTGACGTCGGCCAGTGCCGACTTCAGCTTGCGGACAGCTACGGAGTTCGGGCCGGTCTGCGGGTAGGCATTGGCCACTTGCACGTACCGGGTCTGGAGTGCGTTGCGGATCTGCTCCAGAGTGCGCCCGAGTTCCTCGTGCTGCTCGAAGGTGAGAGGCGTCTTCTTCGTCATCGGCTCATCATCCTTGCTTCGGGGTGCCAGGCACAGGCTTCGGCGGGGTGTCCGTGTAGCCGCCGCGGCTGGACTGGTACTCGCGGGAGTGCGGATTGTCGGGCGTGGCCAGCTTCGGGTCACGGGCGGGCATGGTCTTCCTGAGTGCCATGATGGCGGTCCTGTCTCCTGGTTGGGATGGGTGAACCGGGGCGGCCGATGTCTTGGCGGATGGCGGCCGCCCCGGGGTCTAGTGGGCGCGCACCTGCTGGCGGCGCTGCGCGTCGGCGGGGTCGTGCACGACGGTCCCGGCCTGGCCGATGGGCTCTACACGGAACCCCTCTCGGGGCCCCTGCTCGCCCGCGTTGTTGGTGTTGGCGTTGGCGTCTGAGCTGCACAAACAACGGCCAACAGGAGAAGCGGCATCGGGGGAGAGGGGCGGCGGGATGTCCTTCAGGCGGACACCGGGCCCGTTGCCGTGCGGGGTGCGCACACCTGCCGCCACCTCGACCCCGGCCTCCTCGAGCAGCTGCCGCACCGCCTTCGTGTCGGGCAGGCCGGCAGCGTCCCGGAGCCGGGTGAGGAGGACGTGGTGCTCCCCCGCGGACAGCGTCCGGAGGTGCTCCACGATGTCGACCGGCGCCTCCGGCTCGGCGTCGCTCGGCTCCCGCTCGCGCCGTGACGCCGTCCAGCCGCGGGCCTTCCGGACACCGGCCGCAGTGAACAGGCCGGCCACGTAGTAGCCAGCCTCGGGCACCGCGTAGACGGCGGCCCCGGCCGCGCCGACGAGGACCAAGACGACGCAGCCGCCCGCGATCCGGCTCGGCTCCGGCTGCTCCCCCGCCGTCGGCTCCTCGACGGGCTGCTCCTCGGCGGTCACGCGAGCACCCCGTAGACGATGCTGCCGGTCCAGTTCGCTGCCGTCGCGAGGGGCACGGCGGCCGCTCCGGCGATGCCGGCCGAGGTGCCGAGGCAGATGCCGCACCAGGCGCCGGTCTTGAGGTCTCGTCCGTAGCGGGATGTCTTGATGGCGGCGGCCATGCCAACGGTGAGGATGAGGACGAGGGCGCCGCCGGTCTGGGTGAGCGGCAGGTAGGTGCCTCCCCCGGCGGGCTGTCCGGCCTGGGTGCCGACGCCCCAGACGAGGGCGACGTCGCCGAGCCAGTTGGAGATCCAGAGGACGCCGTCGGCGATCCAGCCGATGAGTCCGCCCACGGTGAGGATGGTGAGGACGCCGTAGGCCCAGGCGCCGAGGAACGGGAGCAGGCTGCCGAGGTGGCCGAGCGGGTTCGAGCGGAGCACCTTGGTGCCGGGCCACCAGGTGATGAGGAAGCGGGCGAGGAGGCAGAGGCCGACGGTGACGCCGCCGATGGTGACGATGAGCATGGGGTTCCTCAGTGGAGGAGGGCCGCGCCGAGGGCGGCGAGGGTGACGATGAGGGCGACGGTCCCGAGTACGGGCGGGACGTCGTGGGCCGTGATGACGGCGAGACCGAGCAGCGCGCCGAGCGCCGCGAACGCGAACAGCAGGCCGAGGACGGACACGGCGGCCTACGCGGTGCGGTCGATCGCGGACGGCAGTTGGGCGAGGTGCGGCTCGCACTCCTCGATCTCCTTGCGGAGGGCTCCGCGGATGGTGGAGTCGGCGACGCGGCCGTGCCCGGCTTTCATCAGGGCGTCGCGCATGGCGACGGTGGTGGGCCGGGTACCGCCGTCGTACAGGGGCCGGAGTACGGCGCACCGCGGGTCGCGGTAGGGGATCGGCGCGGGCGGCAGCTCGGGCGCCGGGGCCTTCGTCTCGACAGGCTGGACGGGCGGGGCGACGCGCTCGACGACGGGCGTCGGCACCGGGCGCTGCAC